AAAGTTTTAAAATATAAAACTCCTAATGTTGTTAGCAACATGGTTTTTCAGTTAGCAAAAAAGGGATATGTGACTGTCTTACCGAACACCGCCAGGTCTATAGAGATCACACAAAAGGGAAAAGAGTATGGAAAAAATTAATAATCCATTACCCATAATAAAGAAAATTCTAAAGCAAATTGAAAAAGAAAATAAAAATTTAAAAATAGTAAAACAGAAAACTATGAATAATAAATTTGGAGAAGAAAAAATAATCCTTGGCAAGAGAAATCTATCATAGTAGGGGAGATGATTTTAATGAGTGGCACCGCAGCATTGAAGATAAAATAGCTGCTATAGATATTGACCTGGTGTCAGTTTGTAGAAAATGTTATGAGCCACTTTGTTTATATGAAACTGCTTTTGATAAAAACCAAACTTATAAGACTTGCACCACAACTAGACGATTAGCACAAAGAGCTGGCTTACCGAGCTTTTTAATATTTTATAATATACCAGTGACCAGGCTAAGAATTACTCAACTCACACCTATATATAAAAAAGAAAGAATTATTAGACCTCTCACATTGAAGAGATATTTTATTAAACTACAAGAAGATCACATAAAGGAGTGCCATAAATGACAGCAATAACATCAGACAACCCTATGAAGCCTATCCTGGTTAAATATTATCGTGATACATGGCAACCCATGCCATTATTAGTTGATAAATCTTTAAGAATAAATGGTCTACGTTATAGCAAAAAAGAAAATTATTATTACGCAGATATTCTTTACTATGTAGGTAATAGAAAATGGGAAGTTGTTATGAGAGATAGTGGAATTGAATTTGATAAATTTAATAATAGTCTTACACACACCAGTGAAAAATGGAGATTGTGGGGAGTAAAGTTTTACAGTAAAAAGACTGGCGGAGATGGTTCAGATTTAAAACACCCAGATTTGCCAGATAAATATTGGAAATAAACCTCTATATTTGACCATACAGAGGGTTTTAATAGGGTACCCAGTATGATTGGATACCCCTAAAATTTGTTTAATTTAAAGATTTGTAGATTTGATCTGCTTTTTCCATGCCACCTTTAACATCATGTGTAATATAAATGTCTTGCACATCATTAGAGTTATGACCAAGAATTAATTTTCTATCTTCTCTGTCAACACCAATTTTTGTCATTTGTGTAGCAAAGAACCTTCTAAAATCTTTAGTTTCTAAATGTACACCAAACTGCTCACCAGTGCCTTTTACAATTTCCTGGGTTGTTTTGTAAGCAACATCAAAAATTAAATCATCTGACTTTTTGTTGTGTAAATTAGGGATACACTTGCCAATAAGATCTAATAATGGCTTAGATATATAGACGAATCTTTCGCCTTTATCTGCACCTTTAGCTCTTAAAGCACCACCTTTAGTTATTTTCTTGATGCGTGCTTCTTCACCTTTTTTTTGTTTAGAGCTTTTAGTTTGACTAATCAAAGCCTTACCAGTATTCCAATCAACATTCTTATATGGAAGTCCAGCGGCTTCACCCCATCTAATGCCAGAGTACATCTCTAACAAACAACACATGGCTGCTTGTGCTTCTTTTGCGAAACCATTCTTAACTAGGTCTGCAAAATGACGACTAATTTTTGACATAGTTTTTTCATCAATAGCTTCCTTACCATCAGATTCATAACTAGGTGCATCATCCTGGAAAAACTTATGAACAGATACTTCTATAAAATCTGACTTGACAGCACTATCCATTAGATTGCCAAAAATTCTCCATCTATCCTGTGCCTGTCTATCTGTGAAAATTTTATTATTGTTCTCTTTCCACTTTTTAGATTTAAGATCTCTAATAAAATCTCTCACCCATTTTTTATTAATAATAGAAAGTTTAGTTTCCTTAGAAACAATTTTGAAAAAACCATTAACATTAGATTCATATCTATTGACAGTATCCATGTCTAATCCACGCTTTGGATTTTTTTCTTTTTCTTGTATAGCTACTTGCCAATCTCTGTAGAGTTCATCGTAGGCATCACTAAGACTGTAATGATTGTTAGAAACTAATGGTTGAGTTTCAGAAACATCATTAACTAAATTATATTTTTTAGCTTCCGCTTTTTCCATGGCTTCTTTAGAAGTGTTTGCATAAACATAAGCATAAAGATAATTACCATCTGCATCTCTACCATTGGGAACTCTAACTCCCCAAACTTGCTTACCATTGTTTTTAGTTTTATGTGCTTTCATACTTATTAACATAAGTATTATAACCCCAAATACAACCCCAAATTAACCCCAAATCAGACTAAATATAGTTGGTATATAGAGATCAACATTCTTGTAGTATTCAAGTTTATCGGTATTTTTAGTGTTGATATACTTTGAAAAATTAGGATTTCAAGACCAATCCAAATGTTGATAAATATAGTTTTTTATAAGTAAATATGTAATAACCACAAATTAACCACAAATTAAACTACAACATTTTGGTATGGCGGAAGAGGTGGGATTCGAACCCACGAACCGCTTGCACGATTGCTAGTTTTCAAGACTAGTACATTCAACCACTCTGTCACTCTTCCCAAGAGAAGAGTATTTATATCCTATTTTTTCTTTTTAGGAAACCCAGCTTTCATGTTCTTGTAAGACTTAGCTGAGATAGTTGAGTTCTTTTTTGACCTTGAAGTACCAGCCTTGCGGCGAGAATTAATATTTGCGTAAAGTCCTTTTCCTGGCATTATATCCACTCCTTGTTTGTGTTGTATTTATTATGCTGACAATCCCAGCACATCCATTGTACACCATCGCCTATACATAGGTTTTTCTGGCAATCGGTGCATCTTCTCCCAGCTTCTTTGGTTTCATCCATAAGTTCGCCAGGGGATTTCTTTTTACCTTGTTGAAATAAATCTAAATATTCTTGTTCTCTAAGGTTTCTGGTTAGTTTGCTCGACAACTTCTTGTTCTATTTCGTTTATTTTTTTATTAATAACTAACTCACCAAAGTTGGCATTTCGATATTGTTGTTTCAGTTGTTTCTCAACATCTAATCTATCAATCAAAAAGACCTCATTCTCTTTCATCTCTTTAACTATTTTATTTAACTCTCTGATTTTACTCTTTAATTTACTGTTTTTATCTCGTAGAAATGCAATCTCATCTTTGACTACCATATAGACCTCCTAATTATTATGTTTTTTTGTTTTTATTTGCGAAATTTCTTGCTGATGCCACACTACCAAAACCCCATTTCTTCAATGCCATGGCTTTTCTACTAGGAGATCCGTCTGGTTTTTTCATAGAACCCTTCATACCAGCAAATCGAGCAGCAAACGAAATTCTTCGTGGCGAAGTTCCAGATGATAATGGAGATTTGACACCAAATTTCTTTCTTCCAGCATCATTTAAACCACCAGTTTTAGACTGATATTTCTTTGCTACCATTACAGAGCTGAATTAATTATTGAAATAATAATAAGTGCAGCTGCACCCATCAAAAATAACTGGAAGTTTCTGTTTAAACTATTCCAAAATGTTTTTAACTTTTCCATATTATCCTCCTATTTTGATTTGTTAGTAAGTTTTTCTACTGTTCTAAGAGATGACAAACCCAGCATTGCTACTGTCAGCTCCATCATAACGTCTAATGGTAGCTCTGGTTTATCAGCAGTTGGCAGTATCCAACTAAGCATCGGCTCTACAATAAAAGCATAAGCGAAACCAACACCGCAAACCCACATTAAAAAAGGTCTTGCACCAGCTACAAACATAGACCTATGACCAGCTTGAACCTTATTAATCTCTGCTTGTATTAATGCTGGTTTAGCAGCTAGTCTTTCTTTAGCTATTTCTAAAGTTAGTGTTTCTTCTTTGCTGGTAAATAAATTATCTAAAACTGAACCTACAGCTTCTACTGGTTCTTTTATTGATCCAGTCATTCCAAGAAGTTTTGCAATCATTTATGCCTCCCTTATGAGTTCTACTAATGGTTTGTATCTAGTTTCTAGTTGACGATAGAGCTTGCTTGATTCTAATTCAAATGAAGCCTCCACAAAGTTTTGATCTTGGATAGCAGCTCTAAATAATTTAAAGCCAGCTAAACGACTAGCACCAATGTTAAACGCAACCTCAACAACTACTGAGATTACTTCATCTGGTACTTCGACATCACCAATAAATTTTTTTGCATCTTCTTTTGCTATTGCATAGTCTTCTTCAAAGACTGCTTCTGCTTGTGCTTGTGTATATGTTATACCTGGTTGCCAGGGATCACTTGCAGTACAAAGATGACCATAAAAAAGAGTGGGTGCGGCTGCACCTAATAGAGGGTCATCGTAAATTTTTAGAACGCAGCCTTCGTGAATTTTTAGTCTTTCTTTTGTTTCTAAATCGTATTGTTCCGTCATCATAGCAATATACTATTTTCACTCCTAATTTTTTTTGTTCATCTGATAATGAACGATTAATAATTGTTCCTTTTTGTTTGCCAGTTTTTCTACAAGAAAATGTTTTGACATCTATAAAGAGTTGGTCGTTTGTTTCTGGGTTGATAGCTATAAGATCTATTGGGGAAGTAGAGGAGGTTATGGATGTAAATATATAATAACCTTTTTCTGCAAAGTATTTAGATACTGCAAACTCTGATGCTGTGCCTTTAGCGTGCTTCTTATCCAATAATATCTCTGACTAAAATAATTAAATTAGCAAAGACTGCAAAGCCGACAGACCATAAGACAAAGTTAATCTTTCTTATGTCAGCTTGTATATGTGTAAGATGGTTGTTCTTAATTATAGAAATATCTTTCTTAATAAGTTCTACTTCTAAATTAAGTTTGTTTATCTTATCACCTTGTGTTGCCATTACTTAACTACCGCCATGTTATTTAGTGGGTTCTCTAATGCTTTTTGTATTCTTAATAGTAGATCTGCCTCTAGCTCCTTGATGATATCTTCAAACAACCGCAGCTCATCTCTAGTTTTGTTCTTAATACTATCGACCATACTTTCTATGTGTCTGTTATCTTGTTCCATCTGTCTAATATCAGTCTTTAAATCATTTTTGAGTTCGGTAGCTACACCAGCCACCAATTCTATTTCAGATAACACCATGCTCATTTCACCAGATATTATTTCAATTTCTTGTTGCACCAGGTCAATGCGTTTATCAAAGCCAGATAAATCTGGAGCTGTATAAGCCTCAATGGCAGCGGACATATCTTGAAATTTTTTCCAAAACTCAAAGCCTCCGTATAATCCACCACCCAATGTTGATAGTGCAACAAGTAATGCAAAGATCTTGCCACCTTTAAATGTTAGTCCGCCAAAAGATGCTTCCATATCAATACTGTGAGTTAATCAACTGCTCCATTAAATTGTTTTGTGCTGATTCAAATAATCCACCATAAGGATCTGGTATCATTTCTTGTACTGGCAAGGATTGATTTTGAAATGCAATAGGTTCTACTAGTTCTTGGCTAGTGTATTCACTAAATGCCTGGGTATCTGTAAGGATCGCTAATAATGCCATTGTCTGAGCTTGTGAATTTGGATTATTCTTATCTGTTTTTTCCATAATTTTTTTTACAATCTTTTCTTTTACTTCTTGTTTTTTTTCAGCTGTTAAGGTTTCTCTGGGTTCTTCTTCTTGCTCTTGTTCTTCTGGTTCTGGTTCAGCTTCCTCTTCTGTAGTTTCTTCTGGTTCTGATCCTTCAACATCATCAGTAGTGGGTTCTGGTTCGCTGGGTTCATCAATACTCTCCTGGATTGTTTCTTCAATGGCAGCTTCCATTTCTTGCTCTAGCTCCATCTCAATTTCCATTTCAATTTCCATTGTCTGTACATCGGCAACTTCAATTATCTCAATCTCTTGTACTACCTCTAAGTCTGGCAGCTCTATGTCTGTAATTTCTATTTCTATTTCAATAGGTTGGTCAAAGATTTCTGGCAGATCAATCTCAATTTCAACAACATCTGGTATATCTATTTGCTCAACAGCATCATCTATAATGTCAATGATCTCATCAATTAAAACATAAGTTGTATACTCAATAGCCAGGTAGGGATCATAGATGATTGCTCC